TTTTACCTGGGTTCACTCCTGTTACGGCAAATTTTTCTAACTTATCACCAACTGTTTTCATTTGACTCTCCTTTGTGTGTGTTTGAAAACGTCTCAGTATTAACACTGATATCTATAGTATATATCCTATTAAGATAGGAAATCAATAGAATTTTTCTAAATATTTTTTAATGAAGCTAATAGGAAAAATCTATAATAAAAAGTGGCCCGAAGGCCACTTGCTATTTTGGATTACAAGGTATAACTACCCCGGACTGGCAGTTTCTTAGGCTGCGAGAGCGAATCTGCTGTCATTGGTAACAGAGTTACCAGTGAAGCTCAACGCTCTAAAGTCAAATGCATCATCATTTGCATTTATGGTTTTGCTTGATTTAGGGTCATCGCCTACCCTGTTGCCGTCTCCGTTATCTCACCCTGTCGAAACTATTTCGGACCCCTCAAAAACACACTGTACAGATATTAGCGATGGCCTCTGTGGGACGATCAGTGTGCTTTTGGTGGATCCGGGGGGAATCGAACCCCCGTCCAGAATGCCTTCACATCGAAGGATGTACAACAATACTGTTATTTAACTATCTCTTGACTCTAATGTCAATACTTTTAGATTTAGTAACATGTTTTCTACTGTTAGTTTGGTTATAGTACTAAGTAGAATGACTTTGTCATCGAACGTGTATTCGGGCTTGTCAAACATTTCTAATATGCTAGTCGCCACCATCTTATAGGCCTGTTCTTTGCCTACGGCCAATCTATCCCAAGGTATGGAATCCTGTCCTTCTACCTCTTGTGCTATATCTACTAGGAGATCTAGATCTACTTTATGCATAAATTATTTGATTTCTAATTGGTCTATGCTGGTACCAAATACGCCTTTGGGGTAAACGTTAAATGCTAGGCTATATCTGGTTTTGTCTGATAGATTTTCTGTGACAGAATGATATAAAAGGCTAGGAAATAATATCAAATCGCCGACTTGAGGATATATTCCCCAGGCATCGGCGTTGAATACATTTAATCGATCTTGATCACCGTGTTGTTGATAATTGAATCCAATCTCAACCGTATCAGTCCAAAGGTTATAATAACTTTTATCTTTTTGGAACACTATGGCACCGCTTTGATCATAGACTTCGAGATAATAGATTCCGCTGATGATGCTGTTAGAATGTCGATGAGAGCCTGCAAAATCATTCCTGTCGTGCCTATTGACCCAACTATTCTGTATCTCAAAGTTCAATCGATCATCACAGTCTAATATTTGGTGGAGGAAATAATCAATGTGAGCCTGTATTTTTCCTCGAAGACCGACTAGTTCTGCCGAATCTAATATGCGTTTGTTTTCAGTGTAACTGCCATTTTCTGCAGGCATGCGAGAAAAGACCTGTGATTTTATAAAATTTAAATCATCGCTATCACGTTCTATATTAGACTGATACAAGGGAATAGGAAACAACGGAGTAAGATTATGATTCATAGCATAAGTTCGCTATTGCCTCCGCGACCAAAGACGCCTTTAGGAAACACGTTGAATGCTAGACTATATCTTATTATATCAGATTCATTGATTAAAACGCTATGTGCCAACGTGCTGGGGAAAATCAATATGTCGTTGTGTGCGGGAATAAACACGCTGGCATCGGTGGTGAAATCGGTGGTTTCGTCGAAATCTATTCTGATAGTATCGTGCCACAAGGGTTTATATGATGGTTCTTTGTGGAAGGCTATACCCCCTGACCGTTCATCTACATTGAGATACATTACTCCGCTAATAAGACTATTGGCGTGTGTATGCATTGAACTGTAACCGCCTTTGACCACTTCATTGACCCACGATGTGGTTATCTGCCATGCTATGTCTTTTTGGCACTCTAGAATATTGAAGGCGAATGTGTCTACGTGATCCTGTACTTGCTTTTTCAGTCCAGAAAATTGTGGCAGGTCAAGGATATGCCGTTCCTTGGTTTCTTTATGCGTGATAAACTCGAGCATATACCTGTCATTGGTTTCCCATTCAAATCCGTTGGTTAATTTGTGATAGGTTAAAGTATCTACTCTGATCTTACTTCTATACACAGGAACAGGAAATAACTTGTGTACGGTATAATTTATCTGATCCATCCTATCTTCTTTCCTGTGCTTTTCCGTTGATCGTATTCTGCAACACTACCTGGAAAACGCCAAGCCCATACAGCAACCAATGCCATGAACACAGCAGTGCTTAAAATACCAATAGGTTTGACACCGCCTGCCCACATCAACACAAGGCTCAGCGACATCATACCAATCATAAAGAATTTCATCTTTGTAGGGAACACACGTTTTTCGTTCCAGTTGGTGAGGAATGGTCCAAACAGTCGATGATTATACAACCAACGATGCATGCGCTCGCTGCCTTTTGAAAAACAGTAGGCAGCGGCCACCACCCAGATGCTGTAAGGAAATCCCGGAGTCACCACGCCTACATAGGCTAAACCTAGGCAGAAGAATCCTAGGACGTTCCAAAATAATTTTTTCATATCAATTTACGTTTACATTACCGCTGCCGGATGTCGCATGACCGCAAGTGGCTATATCACCTGCTTTACATACGGGGATTCCGTTGGCAAACACATTGGCGCTGGCAGTGACCATCACTGGTGCTGCATGAGGTCCTTTTCCATGGGGAATAACAGGAGCACCCAAAACCGTGACTGGAACCCCATTAGCAAACACTGTGGGAGCAAGGGCACCTACGATCGTGCCTCCTGCTTTGTCAACTCCTACTCTACTGATTCCAGGCATGATTATCCCGCTATGGCTATGCCAGTGGTGCCTTGCGTATACTGGTTGGCGAATTCCTGTTCAGTGTTCACTATGACCATTACCGCAGATTTATCGATAGTAAGATCTTTTTCATGATCTACGGTAAACAAAAAAGGTACCATGCCCAATCCCTTAGGCCCAGCACTCAATGTCAATGGTTTTGAGATTTTATATCCGGTAGCAGTCGTTTCTACCAATTTGGCCAATATCTCTTCTCCGTTCACTAATTTTATCGTAACGACTGATCCTTCGGTCAATCCTTTGTCAATTAACATGTTTTTCCTTTGCGAAGTATGCTTTTAATTCTGTAAATCCACCTATCAATTTTTCATCTAAGAAAATCTGCGGTAAGGTTCTTGCATTAGGTACTGCTTCGAGAAGTTCTTCGCGTGTGTAGCCATCACCGATTTTTCTTTCTTCAAATGCGATATCTTTCTGTGTCAGCAATGATTTGGCTTGCTCACAGAACTTACAATTATATTTGCTCCAAACTACTGCTTTCATCGTTTTCCTTTCTATGCCGAATAAACTGTTTTACCTTTGCTATCAACTACTCGTACCAATAATGCACCTGCACGTTTTTTTCTTAATGCTTCTGCGATGGCTGCGGATTCGTTGCTGAAAGAACTGGCATTCTTCCAAGAATCAAATGGGCTACGCATCTTATATTGTGCTTTGTAGTTCATAATTATATAGCCGGTAGCGACTTATAGTCAATATTTTCACTCATCACACCAATCACATAATTGGTGCTTTCGTTTTCTTGTAGAGCAGTTTGCTTCTTGCTGGTATCACTGTGTTTGTTGAACCAGGGAATAGGTGTAGTTCTTGGTGCTGCCTGCTGATATTTAATCCCAATTTCTTTTAGTGCGGTCAGGGCGGTATAATCTACGAAATCTTTGAGGATAGCAGCATTAAGTCCAATCACTGGACCTTTCTTGAACAGATAGTCGGCCCACTGTTTTTCCTCGACGATTACATCTGTGTACATTTTGTAGACTTCACTTTCGCACTCTTGTTTGGCTTCAACGAACCGCTCATCTTCTTTGACCACCTGATTGATCAGATAAGCAGTCCACCCCTTGTGCAACAGTTCGTCTTGTAGGATCAGCCCGATGATATTGCCGTTACCGATGAAGATCTTGTTCTCTACCATAGCGAGGCTAGTAGCGAAACTTACCATGAAGCGGAAGGCTTCTAGGGCGTATGAAGCGTTCAGTGCGAGCCAGATGGCCCGGATGTGTTCTTTTTCCGTGATCGTTTCACCCATCTCCTTGCGGCAGTTAACAAGGTGTAGGTCGTCGTAATATTTCCCCACACTTGAAGCCATATCCACGATTTCTTTAGTATCATGGATGGTATTAAAAACATCTTTAGGAACATTATAGATATTACGGATGATATGGCTATAACTGCGGCTATGGATATTCGTTTCAAAAAAGGTCCAATTGTAAACAAGGGCTTCTAACTCCGGTAATGAAACAACAGGGGTGAAGATTTGGCTAGGTCCTCTACCCTGTAGGCTATCCAATGCGGTCTGCCTTAATAGATTAGATGTGAAGATATGTTTGACAGCATCAGATGCATCCTTGAAATCCTGCGCATCTTTGGTGAGGCTGATCTCTTCAGGCTGCCAAAAAAACCCTCTGGCGGTTGTTTCGAAATCTGAGATCTTTTTATATTTGACTTCTTCGAATCTCTGTATGGTCACGGGACCGGCAGGATCGAGAAACATTTTTCGATTTAGATAATCTGTGGTGTGTGTTAAATCATACTGTGCTAAACTCATAATTTGCAGGCCTCGCAGTCTTCTTCTAATAATTCATTTGGTTCTATATGATACCCATTGATCTTTTCATGATATCCATTGATGCTCGGAATGTCTTCTTGTTTGGCACCAGATTTATTGATTAGACTGTAATAGAATGTTTTCAGTCCCCATTTATGAGCCAACATTAAATTTTTAACGATCAATGTTGTTGGGACTTTTCGATCCGAAAAATGTGCTGGATTATAAAATGTATTGGTTGAAATGCTCTGATCAACGTATGCTGACAATACTGCTGCAGTTTTGATATAGTGAACGCAATCTGATTGTTCCCACATCAATTGATATTTGTTTTTTAATTTATGATAGTCCGGGACTACCTGGGTGAAAGAACCTGCTTTTGATTCTTTGGTGGAGATCAAACTCATAGGCATCTCAATTCCGTTAGTGCTGTTAATGACCACCGAACTAGATTCTACGGGTGCGATGGCCATCAATGTGGCATTACGAACGCCATGCTGTTTCATTTCTTTACGCAACGATTCCCAGTCTAATTCAGGCGTAAAATTAGTCAATTCATCGACTCCTTTGCTTCTTAGTTCCCAAGGGAAAATACCTTGACCATAGCGAGTTTTATCGCTGTCTAAACAGCGGCCTCTTTCTTTGGCTAATTCTACAGTTGCCTCAGTTAGATAGTAGGCCTGATGCTCGATCCAACTTTTCACTTCTGCCAGAGCATCTTTCTCACCGTATTGTAACCCACGTTTAGCATGCCAGTAGGCGAGGTTGGTAACACCAATGCCTAGAGGCTGTATCTCATCGTTCGAGAGTTTGCTCTGTATCGACAAGAAGTCCTGGTAGTCAAGGATGTTACACAGGCTACGCTGTAGGATACGACAGGCCCTACGCATGTCCTCTGGATTCCGGAACGATCCCCAGTTGATAGATCCCAGTGTACATAACGCTATGCGACCATCTTCGTCGTCTAATCGCTTAAATGGACGTGTGGGTAATAGGATCTCACAGCACAGGTTACTTTGATAAATCGTATGGTATTCGGGATCAAATGGCCCCTGATTCATGACATTATCAATGAATACGAGATATATTCGACCTGTGTCTGTGCGTTCTTTCAGTATACCACCCTTGAAAACATCTTCAGCATTCATGACCTTTTTGCGCAGATCCCGACGCTTCTCATATTTTACATACAGTTCTTCGAATAAGTTCGAATCTTTGTAGAAGGCTTCATACAGGTCAGGAACTTCGTTGGGGTCAAAGAATGTTATATTTTCTCGGTTCTTGAATCTACGCCAAAAGAACGCTGACAATACGACACCGTAGTCCATGTGTCGGACACGAGTTTCTTCTGTACCTTGGTTGTTCTTGAGTACGATTAAATCATCAAATTGGTGATGCCATATAGGATAGAATACGGTGGCTGAAGCGTTTCTGATGCCGCCTTGTGAGCACGAACGTAGGTCGCCAAACCACTTCTTAAGAAATGGGATCATTCCGGTGTGCATGATCTCCCCACCTCTGATGGGACTACCCAGGGGGCGGAGGCGACCAATCTCCAAACCGATGCCAGCTCGCTTGCTGGCATACTTGGCCATCATTTCACCACTAGCGAATATACTATCAAGGTCATCATCGCTGCGAATAAGCACACAACTACTAAATTGCTTGGTAGGAGTACCAAGCCCAGCAAGCACAGGGGTAGCCAAAGTAAAAAGACCATCACTAGCAGCATTATAATATTCCTTGATATAGCGCATACGAGCCGAATTTGGCTCTTCTTTATGGAACACTGTGGCTGCAGCGATCATGTAACGCACCTGTGGTGTTTCATAGATTTCTTTAGTGGCACGATTGCGCACAAGATATTTTTCGATCAACTGTTCGATGGCTGCGTAACTATATTCTTCATCTTTACTATGATCAATAATCTCTTCCATCTTGTCCCATTCTTCTTCCGAATACCATTCAAGCAGTTCTGGAGTATACAGTCCTGTTTCGACATTACGTTTTACTATGTCATAGAGGCGGGGAGGTGTGTAGTCTCCATATACGTCCTTGCGCAACATGCTTAATCTCTGTTTGCCTGCTACAAATTGGTAGTTGGTATGGCCAACATCTGGATTATTTTCTACATCGATAAGGTCTACGATAGCCCTGAGAGTTATTCCGTCGACTTCTCTAGTAGTGATGCCATCATAAAAATGTAACTGAGCCTTGATTTCTATCATCGATTGGCTGACATCTGCGATGCCTTTACAAATTTTTGCCACCTGGGCCTGCCATTTCTCGATCATTAATGGCTCTTTTTTCCCATCTCTCTTAATCACTGTGATCATCTATGTCTCTCGAAGTCTGATATTTAT